AGTAAAATTAAGTATAGTAGAAGTAGCTATGACTGCTTTAGAAAACTATCCAAAATTCATTCTTAGAATTAAATGGCTAAGAGTGAAAATGTTTAGACATTTTTTAATAAAATACGGATTTTTAGAAGATATAGATCTAGAACAAAAACTTATAATTTAAAGGATACTAAATGAGACCATGGGAATTACTTCCAATTCAAGAACCTAAAGTTTTTGATCCTAGTGAAGAAGAGCCTGATTATTTTTATAAAAATGTTATTAAACCGTTAATACCAGATTTTATCAGAATAATGGACTCTTATTTAACATTAGATTGGGATAAAGTAGAAGATCTTAGAAAAACTATTGATAATGTATTATCTATAGTAAAAAGTACCTTAGATAAAAATAAGATTATTGAGGAATTCCAAAAAGTTCAATACCCAAAGAAATTCGCTGCATATAAAGAAGAAATATTAGCTAGTTGTAGAACTGTTGATTATTATATAAAAGAATATAAACCAAATAATGCTATACATAGAACGTACTTGGTTAATCATATATTGTTACAATATAAACAAGAGTCTATGCAAAAAGATAAATGGAGTGTAAAAGATTTAAAAAGTTTATACTCATATCTGGAATATCCAGAATTAAGTAAAGTAATTAATAAACAATATACAGCTACTGATACATTACCAATAGCTGCAATGATGATATTAGCTACTGATAAAATGACTATATGGAATAAAGTCAGAGAAGATAAAGTAAATAGTGTAACAAAAGAAAGTCTTATTCCTTCATTTAATCCTGGATCTAGTAAACAAAAGATAGAATTATTTGAATATCTAGATATTGAACCTCTAGCTTTAAGTAAAGAAACAGGATTACCAAGTTGGGGAAGAGATCAAATAGAAGAATTATTTCATATGACTGATGATCCTGTATTACTAGAAGTATTACAGATGTTCATTGATTATTCATTCAGTGCTATTATTAAAAATAATTTTCTTGAAAGTTTTGATTCAATGGCAATAGGGGATAGATTATATAGTAATCTTAAATTATTTGGAACTAAAACATTTAGACCTACAGGAAACAGTCCAAATCTGCTCCAAATGCCATCAACAGGTTCTATCTATGCAAAACCATTAAAGAGTTGTTTTGTAGCCCCAGAAGGCTATGTTATCGCAACCATAGATTATAGTGCGCTAGAAGATCGAGTTATAGCCAATCTAAGTGGAGATATAAATAAAAAGAATATCTTCTTAGAAGGTTTAGATGGTCACAGTCTAAATGCCTGTGGTTATTTTCCTGAACGTATTGAAAAAATACTAGGTAAAAATACAGATAATGTAGCTTATGTTAAAAAATTTAAAGAAGAGGTAGATAATGGTAATAAAGAATTAAAGAAAATCAGACAAGAATCTAAAGGTCCTACATTTGGGCTTGCGTATGGTGCTTATCCAGCAAAAATTGCAGCAACTATAAAATGTACAATGAAAGAAGCTGAGACCATATTTAATAACTACCATGATGTTCTATATCCTGGTATTACTAAATATAGAGAACAATATGTATTACCTACAGCTAAAGAAAATGGTTATATTCATTTAGGTTTAGGTTGTAGAATATATGTTAGTGATGCAGAAAAATCTATTAGAACAGTTAATAATGCTACAGTTCAATTCTGGAGTTTATTAACACTTCTTGCTATTAATGAATTACATCATAGAATTGATGAAGCAAAGAAAGAAAAAGATATTATAGTTACAACAACTATTTATGATTCAATGTATTTTGTTGTTAAAAAAGATGCAAAAACTATTAAATGGTTAAATGAAACTATCTGTCCAATTATGGAAAAAGATTTCTTGTTTGATCAAGAAGTAAAAAATGAAGCTAGTTTAGAAATAGGTTCATCATGGGCTGATTTACATGAACTAAAACATAATGCTTCAATAGCAGATATAAAAAAAGTAATGGAAAAAATATGATTGAAAAAATTACAATGATTTTTGTTATTTGGAACGCACTACTCCAAACCTGTTGGTTAATATGGAGTTACAATATACATAAAAGAAAACATAAAGAGGATGATTAATGAATTTTTCATATACAGATATAGAAGTACCAGAAGGAATATTTAAAATATCTCCAAGTGGGATAAGTAAATTTTTTGAATTTCCAAGTATTTGGTATGCCGATAATTTTTTAGGAGAAGAAAGCTTTACTGGTAATACATCTAGTTACTTAGGCACCATTATACATGCAATAGCAGAAGCATATACAAAAGATGAATCAACTAGTAAAGAAGAAATAGAAGAGTTTCTTAATACTATAGATGATCCTAATGTTAACTGTAATGATATTAGGGCTAATTATCCAGAAATGGCTATGGTACTTATTAATGAGTACTTAAGTAAAAATAGGCCAAACAAAGTAGAACAATCGATATTAGCCCCTGTATCTGAAAAAGTTATGGTAGGTGGGACATATGATGCTATTCAAGGTAATACCTTAATTGACTATAAAACAGCTGCGCGAAAGCCTAATGTAGAAACTATGCCATTTGGTTATAAAATTCAATTGTTGGCATATGCATGGATACTGAAACAACAAGGAACTATCATTGATAGATTACGTTTAGTTTATATAATCAGAGCGACTAAAACATTACCAGCTAGAGTTTTTGTAGTAAATCATATGATCACACCAGAAGATTGGCAATTAGTTGATGATACTTTAAAACTTATGGCAGAAACTATTGAATTACATCAAAGTAATCCAGAGTATACCCATTTACTTTATAAAAGTATGAAATTAAAAGGAAAATAAAATGAAAAAATTAAATATAAAAAGGATTTATTATGGCAAAATTATTAATATCTGGTAGAGCAAATACAGGAAAAACTAGTTTACTCCAGACATTAACCAATGTACTAGTTATTGCAAATGATGGAAAACAATACCCATTTAAACAACCACATGTAAATGTAGATGTAATAACTACTGCATCTTCTTTTATTAATATTATAGAAGAAGCGTTAGAAAGATATGAAGCAAAATACAATGATATGCCACAAACAGTAGTAATTGATTCTATCTCTAAAGTACTACAGGATATTGAAAATTACTACTTAAAAACAGTATCTAGTTATCCATATGGTCCTATAGGGAAAGATATTGCTGAAATTATGAGTTATATTGAAAATGAACTTGTAAAGAATGGATGTAATGTTATATTTGTGTCTCATGCAGTTAAAGATGGAGATGGTGAACTAGCTTTAGTTACTGCTGGTGGAGCATCAGGTAAAAGAGGTGGTGTAATCGCAGAAGTAGATTATGCTTTATACGTTGATGTTCAAGGTAAAAAAAGAACTATCTGGCACAAAAATCCTAAAATGTTATCTAGAACATTAGATAATAATACACCGGAAAAAGAGCCTGTAGATGAATTTAACCTACAAGATTATCTAGATAGAATTCTTGCTAATGAAACAGAAGTTGAAGAATGGGCCATCTAGATTTAATGAGGGATTAAAACACCTCACAGGTATAAAAATACGGAAACACAAAATAAAAATATAAGGAATAAAAATGAGTTTTTTTCATGCAAAAACTGATAAAGAATCAGTAAAAGAAGATGTAGGTGGAGGTAAGTATATCTCTAAAAGTGGTATATATGACATTAAGGTAATCGCACCATTTGTAGTAACAGGACATGAAGAGGTAGTAGGTATTGATTTCTTTATTGAATATAATGGTCAAAAACAACCACTATATGGTAACTTGAAGCTAACAAACAAAGATGGATCAGAAAACTTCGGTGCTAAACTGTTTAACAAATTTATGATCATATGTGGTCTAGAAGAGGTAAGTGATCCAATCGATGCAGAATTACCTATGGGTAAAAAAGGTGCTATGAAAGATGCTGCGGTACTTGAAGATCTTTGTGATGTAGATGTAAAAGTAAGAGTTCAAATGGAATATTCTATCTATAATGGAAATATTCAAGAAAAAACTGTTATTAAAAGTTTCTACAGAAGTGAAGATGGTGCTACTGCGGGAGAAATTGTAAATGATGCAGATTTTGGTACACAACTTGAAAAAGATACACCGTATGCTGAAAATGTAACATACAAAGATGGCCTAGATGAAACACAAATTGCTAGTTGGATCGCTGCTAAACGTCCTAAAGGTACTGGTGCTGGAGCTGCTCCTGCAACAAAGAAACCGTCATTCGGTAAAAAATCTTTTAAGAAAAAGGATTAATTATGAGTAAAATTGAAGAATTACAAACAGAACTGGTCCAGCTCTTAACTGATGTGAATACATA